CAGATGTCCACAATCTTGTACAATCGGCTTTGTCCATCTGCTTCGCTAACCTCCTATTTAACGATCTCCTAGGGCCGCGCCAGGACCATCAGGCGTCCGTGGCACTTCTCCGCGACCTCCCTGGCCTCCGCCTCCGTGAACCGCATCGCCTTCCGTATGTCCTCCGTGGCGTAGCTGTAAATCACGCCTTCCTTGTCGTTCTTCACGATCCCGGTCAGAAATTGCGGGTACCGGCCGTTCTTGATCACCCATTCTTTCCGTCCCTGGTCTTCCTTTTTCTTAGCCGCCGCGCCGGTCTTTCTGCCTGCCATATTTCAAGCCCCTCCAGTATTCTTTCTTGCTCTGCTCATTGAACGGGATGTCCTTCAGCCGCCGGATGTCCTGCCGGTCCGCGTGGTACGCTGCCAGCCATGCCCTATATCTCTCGCAGCTGTCGTGACAAGCCGGGTGTCGGTCCGGGCAGTCCTTGCATGGCCCTTTCATTCCTCCACCCCCAGCGCCCGCAGGATCTCCGGCAGCGTTTCGGCCATTTTCAGCCAGTCTTCCGTCACCATGCAGATCTCAGTCTCGCCCTCCGCCTGGAACCGCAGCACTCCGTCTACCGTGCCCACCGTAAACCGGCCGTAATCCGTCTCCAGCCCGATCACCCGGAAATGCTTCCGGGCCTTCCGGCTCTCTTCCACCTTGATCTGATAGTTCATGCCACCCTGCAGGTTCAGCGGCTGCTCCGGTGTCTCCGTCATCCTGGTCAGCTCTGGAACCTCCGCCACTACCTTCACCTCCGGCTTTTTCTTCCCGGTGTCCGTTCCGTCCATGATGCTGTTAAAATGTTCCTTTATATACGCCCAGCTGGACCATGGATTTTTAATTCCCAGCCCCTTCAGATACGTGATCGGGTTCCCGCCGCTGGCCGCGATCCTCGCGCATTCTTCCCGGTGTTCCTTTGTCAGCTTCCCCGCCACTTCTTTTTCCACTCCCTTCTCGTTGCTCTTCCGTGTCTGTTTTGTGTCATAAACGATCATGCAGTCCTCGCCGCACAGGTAGTCTTTGCCGCGCCGGTATACATACAGCTGCGGCCAGGTGATCACGATCCCCTTCCCGCATACCGGGCACGTCGTCCATATCGCGCTCACCTGCTCATCTTTCTCAGTTCCTTGATCGGTTTCAGTATCACCGCAAGCGCCGGCGCCTTCGTGTTGCAGTAATGGCGGATCGCGTCATATGCCTGGTAGGCGTTCCGGTATCCTTTCCCCTGCAGGTATTTGATCACGTCATCCCCTTCGCGAACCACCAGCGCCAGCTCCTCCGCCATATCCTTCCGGTCCGTCGGTGCTTTCGGCTCCCATGTTTCCACCACCGGAATCCGGATCTGCTTCCCTGGGTGCTCCGCCTCATAGGCCCGCTTGTGCTTATAGCTGCAGAACCATATATAGGTGCCGTTCGGTCGCCTGATTTTGTAGGCCCAGCTGTCCAGCCCGCGCACGATGATCTCTTTCCCGCAGATCGCGCAGGTCTTCGTGATGTAATCGCCCACGCTGATCACCTTCCGTCCATCATGTCGCTGATGTCTATCTGCACATTTTCCGTTGCGTTCTTCACGTTCGCCACCGCCTGCCGGTAGTAGCTGTCTTTCAGTTCCACCCCCACGGCCCGGCGGCCCATCTTTACCGCCGTGTACGCTTCGCTCCCGATTCCCATAAACGGCGTCAGCACAACATCCCCCGGATTCGTCCACAGTTCGATGCCCCGCTCAATCACCTGGAGCTGCAGCGGGCAGATATGCCGCTCATCTTTGTTTTCCCTCGCGCTCTTGTACTGCAGCGTGTCCGTCGGGTTAATATCCATCCACACCGGGCTCGCGTACCGCTGCCACATGCTCACCGGGAAGCTCTCGTTTGTGTGCGTCACCCGTTCCGGATTTTCTCCCGGCTTCCGCATTGTCACCAGGTAGTCCGGGATTCCCTGCCGGCTCATGCAGCTGTCTTTTTTCAGCTGCTTATGAAGCAGTCCCAGCGCCTTCGTTCTCTGCATGGCCGTGACCGGGTCCTTCCATATCACCACTTCGCTGTGATAAATGAATCCGATGTCCTGGAAGAACCTGATCAGTTCCCCCCGGAAGTCCCGGATGCCGATGTACCCGTCTCTTTCTTTGCTTGTCGGCAGGTTCATGCAGTGAAAGCTCATCAGCCGGCCCGGCTTCAGCAGCCGGAAAAGCTCCAGCCCGATGTAGCGGAACTGCTCATAGAATTCCGCCGGCGTCCGGCAGTTGCCCAGGTCCCTGTCGCTGTTGCTGTAAACATACAGGCTCTGAAACGGAGGGCTGTATATGATGTAATGCACCGATTCATCCGGCAGCATCTGCAGTACTTCGGCGCTGTCTCCGTTGTACAGCGCGTATTCTTTCGCGATTTCCTTCCCTTTGATCAGTTTGTTTCCGTCAGCCATTCCGGCACCTCCATTTGTTCAAAGGCGTAATATTCATCCACGTCCCGTTTTGTCTGTTTCATGTCACTTTTCAGGAATTCCCGCGTGAAGGCGATCAGCTCGTCCGTCATCCGTTCGGCGTCCCGCTGTTTCCGCTGGATGTTATCCTTGACCGCGCCCTCCGCGTCGCTGATGATGATGTAAACATCCACCGGCTTTTCCTGTCCGAACCGCCAGCACCGGCGCACGGCCTGGTAATACTGCTCGAAGCTGTCACTCAGTCCAACAAAGATTTCGATGTGTGCATTCTGCGCGTTGATGCCGAACCCGGCAATTGACGGTTTGCTCACCAGTACCCGGTTTTCACCTTTCAGGAATCCCGTGATGCCCTTTTCCTTTTCTTCCAGGCTCATGCTTCCCTCAACCTCAACCGCTCCGTCAATTGCCTGGGTCAGCGCTTTGCTCTCGCTGTTCAGGTCGCACCAGACCAGCACCTGTTCTCCTGTTCCGTTTGCGATCTCCGCGGCCCGGGCCACCCGGTCCATCAGGCTGTTCCGTCTTGCGCTCCGTCTTTCCAGCAGTGTCTTTCCAACCGGCGCAAACATCATCATTTGCCCGTCAATCAGCTCCGTCCCGGTGCTTTCGACTGCTTCCTCATGGATCCTGAGTTCCGGCAGGTCGTATCCTTCTTCCTCATATCCCAGGTCCTGCGGTCTTTTGAAACATGCAGCCCATCCGGCCACCCATTCAAAGAATTTTTTCTCCGCGTGCCCCTTCAACCGCCAGTTCTGAGTATCGCCTCCATCGTGCACAAAGAACGTTGCCAGCATTTCCGTCTGTTTCATCACGCCCAGGAACTGCGCATGCGTTCCAAGCTCCATAAAGTCATTCGGCGCCGGCGTAGCCGTACAGCACAGCTTATATTTCGTCTCTTCAAACATATCCTGGATCAGCTGCCGCGTTTTCCCGTCCTTGTGCTTGATGATGCTGCTCTCGTCCAGCACGACACCCGCGAAATTCGCCGCGTCAAAGTGCTGGAGCATTTCGTAGTTCGTGATGTTCAGGCCGTCCCCGCATTCTTCCTGGTCCCGGACCACCTTCACATCGATCCCGCACTTCTTGCCTTCTTCCCGTGTCTGCTGGGCCACGGCCAGCGGTGCCAGGATGAGTACCGGCGCCCGCTCGTGTTTCTGCACCATATTCGCCCACTGCAGCAGCATGCGCGTTTTCCCTGTTCCGCAGTCCGAAAAAATCGCGCATTTGCCCTTCCGCAAGGCCCATCTCACCACATCGTTCTGCCAGCCGAACAGGTTCTCGTTTCGTTCCTGGCAGTCAAAGCCGCTGGGCTGATAGATGACGGCTTTGCTTTTTATGAATTCGCTGTATTCCATCTATCGATCACCTGCCGTCCATCTTCCGCAGGATCTGGCCCAGGTAGTCGGTCACCTTGTCAATCTTCGTGCATGCCACCACAATCCACTGGCAAAGCGCCGCCACATCGCTGGACTGCTTTTCGTCGCTCGCTTCAATCTTCTTTTCCAGCGCGTCAAACCGCCCCGCCAGGAATCGCATCATCTTCACCTGGTCGCTCATCTCCGGCTTCTCCGGCTGCAGGTCCATGCCGATCTGCCCCGGCAGCTCCTCGTTCACCTTCACCTGGTAGTCCACGCCGCCCTGGAGCTCCAGCGGTTCCGGCTTCTGCTTTTCCATCTCCTGACGGATAAACTCCACCGGCCAGAGATTTTCGCGCGGCGGCTTCCGCCTGGCTTCCGTGTTCTTCACAAACGTGTCGTAATCAAAGCCGGCCTTCTTGATCCGGCTGATCGTCCCCTCGCTGGTCCCGGTGATCTCCGCGGCTTCCTTCCCGGTCGCACCGCCCGCCAACATCAGCTGCACCTGCCGGATCAGCACCGGCGTGACGTTCGTCCGCTCTTTCATTTCTCAGCACCTCCCCGGAATCCGTCATACCCGGCGCCCTCCCAGGTGATCCGCTGGTTCACCATCGGGTAAACCGCGTCCGGCGCGGTGTGCTGCTCCACCGGCGCAAAAAAGGCGAACCATACCGCCAGAACGATCATGATCAGCCCCACCACTAAGGCAAATATT